CTAAAACTAAAGACTTTTCTTTCTCTATTAAATCATCAACATTTTTACCTTGTTTTTTTTCTAATTCTATTTGTGTTCTTATATTTCTTAATTTTCTATCAACTGTATCTAGGTTTTCACTATTTAATATTATTTGCTTTTCTAGTTCTTTATTAGAGCCACCTATTAAATCTGTTATTTCATCCCAATATTCAACAAGCAAACCAACCGCAATAGTAATAGCACCAATACCAGTAGATAGCAACGCAACCCTCATCGCTTTTCCGGTTAATTTAGCTGCTTTTGCGACTTTTACTATTGCACTCCCCAGGCCCCTGGTAGATTTATCTATTTGCTTTACGGCTGCATTACCTACAACCATTCCCTCTGTAAGTTCTTCGCCGGTTTTTTTTGCGCTTCTACCTACCTTTTTAACTTCTTCGTTTACTTTTTTTACTTCTGAAACCGCTTGCTTTGTATTGGCTTTTAATTCCGCCGCTATTATTATTGACATTTTCTTTTGTTTTTAATTTGGTTTAACCCCTCTTTAAATGTTTCGGCCAATTTATATTTTCCTTGAGCTATCCTTATATTTTCTGTTTCGCCATCTACAACCTGGAGTAGGTCAATTATATCTTTTATCATTTTATGAGTTTATTAATTCAAAGTCTGTTTTGCCAGTTATTAAATTGGTTTTAATAGAGTTTATTTTATAGGTTTGTTGTCCTAATTGTATGTTATTACTTAGTGTTAGATTGTAGAATATTTTAAATGGCAAAAAAGCGGTTACTTTTGTTATTCTGCTTCTTAGACTAAATACATCTTGTATATATGTTTTGTACTCACTTTCAAATAAAGTATCTGTAAAGTCGTTTGCTTCTCCGCCTTGTTCGTTTGCTAGGTATTCGTTTAATTCGTTTTGAAAATGTATGTTTATTTTGCTGCTAGTTGGTGCAATATCTAGACTATTTGATGGTATGTAATAATCATTAATATCGAATTTTGTTCCAGTTATAGTATTTCTTATTCTTATACTATTTCCATTTTCTATTTTAATTGCATAAAACAACAAAGGCTCTCCTATATATGGTTGTTCATTTTCGTTTACTGAATATCCCCACTGTACACTTGTTGAGGTTGGTGTTGTATATCCGGCATCATATAACCTTTCATACATAAAATGCTCATACGGGACTTCTACTTTATATTCTTCATTTGGCGCATCGTATATAGTTCCATCTAAAGAATAGGAAAGGGAGCCCCAACCAGCATTAAACAATTTGTTAAACTGATTTGCCAAAAAAGACCCCAGGCCTTTATAACTAAAATTTATTTTACTAAACGGAAGCGCGACATCTACCTTAGATTTTGTAGTATCAAGATATTTGTCTATGTTAATAAATCCAGGAGTAGCGGCGTAATACTCATCTAAAGGAATAACCACAATTTTTCCTAAATTATCTGCATAAGCCACCAGGTTAAACATATTAAACAAGCCCGAAAGAAAATCAATTATTTTCATTTTTGGTATTTGCTCAACTACATTAAACTCAAATGTTGGAGTTGTAATAAAAGAGGCCGAATTAGTAAATCTATCCGTTCCGTTACTTCCCCCAAATGAACTATCTAAAAAAGGTATATTTATATCTATGTTACTAGCAGAAAAAGAGTTTCCTAATTGAGATGAAAATTGTAAAAAATACGTAGAGTTATTCTGAAAACCACTATTATTTCTTCCTAGTGTAAAATTAAGCGGTCCGGTCTGCTCATTAAAACTAGCTATAACAATCCCACCATCTCTAATAACTTGAACGCTATATGAATTTAAAGCGTTTAATGGTGTAATACTAACTTGCAATCCGGTTGCTGTTAAAAAAGGCGGCTCGTTTACGTTAATAATACCATTTGATACTGAGGAAACTCTTTCATCAGATAATGGCGCTACAACCAAATCATTTAATTTTGTCCAACTATATTCAACTTGCTCATTTGGCTCAATACTTCCCTCTTTACGATGCAACCACATAAACAAGTTATAAAACTTTTCATTAGTATTATCGTTAAAAAAATCATCTGAAAATTCTATATTGTATTTTTCTTCTATTGCTGAAATTATAGATTGTAACCTTATGGCATATTTAAATTGGTTATATGAAACACCATTTTGGTTTGTTGTACCGGTTCCGTGATGGCTTATATTATTTGTTGTGGCCGTTATGTCGTATTGAGTATGGCTTGTACTATCGTATATTAATCTATTTGTATGCGTAATTAATGGGGCTAAAATATCATTACTAACAAACTGCAAACGATTTACTACTTCAGAAAATGTATATGGTTTATTTTGGTTTGTTGCAAAAGATAAACTACTTAATTCTTCATTTCCTAATAAATCCTTTAAATTGCTAGTTGCACCAAAAAAAGTTATGCGATAAGTATGTGGTATATTGTTTTTTAAATCAACACCATCAAGCCGTATTTTTCCATTTCTAAATGGTAGGTTATTTATATCAATATTTGCTTCTACCTTTTGTCTAGCATCAAACCCTCCAAAAATATCAAAATTATAGTAATGTTGAAAAATTATATTATTTGGCTTTGAGGCCGGAACAGAAAAAGTCTGTGTAAATTCAGTAAATACCTTTGCAATATCTTTTACGTTTTTTAATGTTTGAGTAAGTACAACCGCCTCATCTTTAAAAAAATCTACCCTTTGCCCATCAATATATAATTGTATTTTTTGCATTACCTAATATTATTTATGTAGTCAAAAGCTTCTTCAAACACGATAGTATAATCTATTAATTTGTCGTTTAAGGTTGTTTTAAATGCGACAGAGGCATTTTTAACTTTTACCGGTATGGTAACGCCGACACCTTTTTTAAGTGTGTCAAGCCAAACGTATTCGCTTAATAGCAATTCTTCAAAAAACTGGTTTGCAAACTCCGGATAAAAACCACTATTTAAAGTATGTGTTTGTTTTGCCTGGGTATTAATTATTTTGTTAGTTGCATTTTGTACTGAGTATTCAGGGCCGCTTGTTTCATATACCATTGTATTTGATTTAAAACCCTCGTTTGTTCTTGCTAGGTTTTTTGAATTTTTTAAGAAAAACCACAAATCTTGTTGCGCTCCGTATTTATTTATATAAACTATTTTTTTTGGAGTGTATTTTGTGCAATCTATTCTTTTTATATTACATACAACCCCATCATTATTTGTTACACTTGTATCAGATGCAGAATAACTTGTCGCATAAATTAAATTTGATGCACTTATACTGGGTATTTTACCAGGCTCCCCTATTGGGGCTAATATTGTAAATGTATTTATTATTGATAGGCCTAAATTATCTCTAGGTATCATATACGTAGGCTTATTCCTAAATGGAATATCAGGATTTACTTCTTCTTCAAAACTTCCATACCCCTCTAAGCCTATATCGCTATAAGATACATTTGCTCCAACCTGGCTTCCAGTACCATTTAAACCATCATAATTTCTAATCAAACAACCTACTGGCTGCGAAATTGGAATATAATTATTTTCATAAATAATATCTATATAATCTCTTGCAAGTTCTGATATATCAAATGCTTGAGTTATACTACTACTTATTGTTTTGTTTTTAATAAGTGTATATTTTAACACCCCATTTATTCTTAATTCAAGAACACTTGATTGAACACCAACGCCAGCAACTATGGTTTTAAATTGCGGACTTCTTAAAGCTAAATTTGCCATTTTAAAAATCTATTGTTATGGTTGCTATAAATAAATATAGTCTTATTGTTGTGTATTTGTATTTTTTGTCTTTTTCAATATATTCCCACCCCACCAAAAAGCGGTTATGTGGATAATGAAATGCAATTTCTAGTGTCCATTCTTTCATATTAAGTTACTTTTAAATTTACTATTTTATCACTTCCTAATATAATTCCACTCTCTATATCTAATTTAAAACTATCCTTTAAGTCTATTTGCAGACTTTTTAATGATTGCTCAAATGGTTGTGTAAAAAACAAATTAGCTTTTAAACCTTTATTGTAAATACTCCTGGCAATTATATACGCCGTGCTTTCGTAGGACATAAATCTACCAGTTTTTTTATCCCTAAATTGGAAACGCTTTTCTGCAACCCATTTTTTTATTCCATCTCTTAAACCATTTTTAGGGCCGGTGCCACTACCATACTGAAATTTAGATAATGCCGATGCGGTTTCAGGATAAGTTGAGGTTAAACCCTTTACACCTTTATCCACAAATGGCCCATAATCTTCCATAAGAAAATCAAGCAAAAACATATCCTCACTTTTTTCGTATGTGTATTTAATAGAGTTATATAAATCCCCCCCACCCTTTTTATCGGCAGTTAAATTATTTTTAGAACTATCAACTACATATTGCGCAAACCCATTTAAAACATCAGATACATTTTTAAAATCCATTAGCAAATATAAATATCGTTATAAATTAGTATTTCCATTGTAGCGCTCCAGCCAGCAAGTTGGTTTTCAAACCTATCGTGAAAGGGCGTTAAATTTGGATTGCCCTCTAGTTGATACATATCCTGGTGTAGTGTTCCCTTTCTCAAACGTTGTACAAGCCTATTTAATACCCATAGCTGCGTGTTCAGAATGTCTTGCTCATTATCATTGCCGGTAAATCTATCAGTTGTTATATCCTTTGATTGGTCCACAATATCACAAGCTAAAATACTTATGTTAAACCTTAGTACATTTTCTTCCGCCGTTACACTATTTACAATAATATGAGCCAAAGGAAATATATCTTGCTTGTTTAGGTTTACACTACTTATATCTCCAATAGTTATAGTATTTGTAAACTCACTTTTTAGTTGTTCTTCTATTGTTGAGGTTAATTGATAATACCCTCTTATACCTTGCTGGCTCATTTAAAATTTTGTTTAATTCTTTTGGCTTCTACCTCTGCTTTATCTTTCATAAATGATAACATCATTAAACATTCGTGAACGTTTAATTTAGTGATATTTTCATATCTTGTAATGTCTCCTTGAGCGAGGCTAAAAATTGATTGGTACCACCCCCATTTATTTGTGAAGTTAGATGCGGCGTCAAGGTTTGGCCCTCCGCTTTGTCCAAATAATTCATCATAGCTTCCGACAAGTCTATTCCTAAATTCCACAAAAAAAAAATAGATGATAATACCGCATCCATAGGCATATCTAAAACTCTATCATCGTTACCTACTTTGTATTCTTCTATAATATATTTGTCTTTTATTTTATTTACTATTGGCCTATATAATACCGCCATAGCTTTTTCAATGTTTTCCCAATCCCCTATAAAAGTATCTAAGTCAATATATTCCCCCAGGGTTAAATCATCAAGCTGCGGATGAAAACCATAGTTTACTTTATTTAGTTTAAAACTTGTTACCAGGTTTGGCTTTTGCTCAAACATTTCTGTAAGAGTATTTACTATTAACTCAGTGTCGTTTATTTTTAAACGCATTACATCTTTTAAATCTATGTTACAAAATATCTCTATTATTTTTGCATTTAGAAAATTTTCATCATCTACTTTTTTTTGTATTTTAAGGAAGTGCTTATACTGCCTTAAAGTAATTTCGCTTAAATTGTTTGGAACAATAATATTGAGTTTCATATATATATAACGTTTTTAAAATGGGTTTTTATACTAAGTAAAGATAATAAAAAAAGGGCCACCAATTAAGGCAGCCCTATTCACTAAAAAATTATTTACTATTTATAACATACTTGCTTCGTGACAAGTGCCACTACATACACCAGGCCTATTCATTTCCGCGCCGCATTCGCTGCACTCGTGTTCCGGTAAATCTGCCGGGTTTAAATTATCAAACCAATCGCTCATAATATTCTGTTTTTAATTTACCATTGCGGTAATGTTCTACAATTACACCAGTACTTAAAGGTACAACCTTATAAGGCCTTATGCTTTTTTTAATTAGGAATTTATCTATTATCTGTTTCATATCTGTTTTATTTATTCTTCTTCTGTAAATACCGAGTGTTCTTTACACACGCAACAAATGTCTGTTTCGTCCATCCATCTACCAGCGCCGCAACAATTACTTAATTCTTCCATTTATATATATGTTTAAAGCATTTAATACAATTACAAAAAATGCTATGATTAATATTATTATTATTTGTGTTTTAAACTTTTTCATTAGTCAGTTCGTTATATTCTTCAATATAAGATTTTGCATCTTCTAAAAAAGTTGGTGCAATATGTTTTAAAACACCTCTATTATCTTCCATATAACTAAAGTAGGTTTCCAACCTTATCTTAATAGCATATAGCTTTTGATATTCTTCTAATGGTAATTTTACTGTGTCTTTCATATCTGTTTTGTTTTAATTAATATACCACAATATACAAACTTATTAACATATACACAAATTTATTTTAGTGTAAGGCATATTTCCCAAAGTTGGGCCTACTTAATATAGAGTAGGTTGCATAACGACAAGGGTCAATTATATGGTTATTTTTATCCTCTGGCGTATTTATTAGCATACCACTTTTATCCTCTTTCCACTTGTAGTTTCTAAACTCACTTATGGCATTTGTTGAGGTAGATAGGATATGTATTTTGTACCTTTTAAGTAGGTCTATGCCGGCATTAATACTATCCTTTCCTTTTATACTAGAAAATATATTGTGGCCCATAGCACGCAATTCTGATATTAACCTTGGCTCGGCGCTATCCGCATAAATTGGCTTGCTTGTTAAATTAAGTTGTTTTAAAAAGTTATTTATATCGCTTGTGTTCATTTGCGTTCTATATAAATGTTCTTGTATATATAAATTGTGGCCCTGGCTGTAAACCGATACAAATGTTGTGGGGTCATTAGTGTANCCAAAATCCATTCCGTATGCAATTAGTTCCGCTAGTTGTGGTATTTGGTTAACCTCAACGTATTTAAAAATAGTGCTTCTACTCGCGGCCCTTTCCCCTAGACCGTATATTTGCCAGTACTGCTCGTCTGTATCTCTAAGGCGTTCTATTTCGCTTCTAATTGATGCCTCAATAAACGGGTTATCTAAATAGGTTGTTTTGTAAAATACGCAATCGTCTCTAGGTATTAATTTATCATATATCCAATGGTACTCGTCCGATGGGTTAAAATCTAATATTATTCTATCCTGAGTTCTAAAAAGTAATTGTTGCATATCTTCATAATACAACTCGTTCCCCTCGTTTACAAATAACAAGTCTCTTTTGCGGCCCCTAATTTTTTGGGGCTGGTCTAGTGATATAAATTCTACCAGGTTTCCAAACAGATGATATTCGGAGTTAGACTTATTNTGNTANTGCTCNCTATAACANTTATAGTTTTGTAGTATNGCCATAAANTCTCTCATAACCGTTGCCCTTAGACTTGGAAATGATTTACGGCATATTGTTATTATCTTATTATTGTTTTGGGAGCAATAGTTAAATATTATCCATAAAAGTATATTGTAAGTTTTACCGGAACGAGTACCGCCTTGTTCAACTACAATTTTTTTATCTGTGTTTGCTAAATGCTTATAAACAATGTTAGTCTGTATCTTCGGTCTTATCAATTATTTCTATTTGAAAGTTAGTTGGCATACCATCGGCCCCAGTTATTTCCTGGCGCTCAATATAACCTCTTTTTTTACCCTTGGTCTTTAAATAAAATATTGTGGCCGCTGTTGAGTTTGCAGATATTTGTTTATGTAATTGGCTTTCCGCGAAATCTAGAGCAACGTTTTCTATATCCAATACCTCCCTGGCAAAAACCTCATCTTCTTTAAGCCATTTGTAATAAGTACTTCTAGGTATGTCCGCTTTTTTACAGGCAACCGTTACAACCCCCAAACTTTGTTCCAGGGCCTTGAGTAAACTTTCCTTTTTTATGTGTCTATCTTTGTTCATTATTTTTTTTCTTTTGTGCTTCTTTTTCTTCCGTTGTAGGGTTAAACCTTTTCCGTTTTTGTTCGTTTATATATTTATACCTTTCGGCCAACCCCATACTTCTAATATCTTTTTCCATTAATGATTTTTTACAAATAAGTTAAAAGGCTCTTTTACACAACTTGACAATTCTATATAGGTTTCGTTATGCTCCGGAAAAGTATGTATTGCAAAATGACTTTCGCTTAATAAAAATAGCGCCGTATAACCAAAAGGCTCAAAATGCTTTTCGGCAACGTCTAATACATTAAAACCGCTTTGGCTCAGTAGTTCATTATATTTCTTTTTTAGTGCAACTGGGTTTGTCTCATCAACCCATACCGCGTAATTATATATTTGTGCTTTCATCTAAATTTGTAAAGTTTAATTTTTTGTAATTGTTTTTAATGTTTTTAGGATTGCCTTTATAGAACACTAAAACGTTTTGATGGCATTTTCCTATTTTTCTATTATTCATATAGCGCCCTACTCTTTGAGGTAATGTACCCAGGCTTTCCGCTATAACCATTTCGTTATATATTTGTACTCCATTTTTTAAAAATATGTTTTTTATATCATCCGGGAAACCATAATAAAAGCCTTTTTTATCTCTAATATCCCCGACCACAATAACCGCAAACCTATCTTCCTTTAAACACTTTATGGCCCCAGTAAATGCTTTGTCTATTATTTTTAAAAAGTCTGCATAGCTTTCCTGGTTGCTGGCATCGTTTTTTAGTTCCGAGTAAACTTCTAAGTCGTAATATGGCGGACAACTAAACAATAGGTCTTGACTGGCGACTGGTATGTGTTTAAGCACGTTTACGCCATCATCACAAATATATCTACTCTTGCTACCTTTAAGCCTTTTATTGTTTAAGTCGGCTTGCTCTTGCCTTAATTCTATTCCAGTAAAAGTATTCCCCAGGGCATCGCTAACATAACCAAAAACACTATCCCCAGCAAAACAATCAAACGTATTACCTTTATCAATACCAAACCACCGATTAGATATTTCTGCAAGCACCGGGTCTAGTATGCTCACACCATTATTTATATCCCCCATTAATTCGCTTTCGGATAAAGTACCCTCTCTTGTTTCGCCGTTATCTCCAATTAACTCTTTCCAATATCTTTTCCTATCTATCCAGTACCCTTGCTTTGTGTCCAATATGCTAAATGGCGGTATAATAAAAATATCCTGGAGTTTGTTGTGTTCCTCTTTTTCTTCAACTTCTTCCTCAAAAGGAAAACCATCTAGGCCCCATTCCTCTAATTGTTTTATATCCCATTCATTAGCCAGTATATCCCAATCCCATTCTCCAAACCCTACATTATCTTTTACAATAAATTCTTGTTGCTGTTCTTCTGTAAGGTTATCCGCTTTTAAAATATACACCTCATCAAGCCCGGCCTCCTTACAAGCCTTTAAACGCATATTGCCACCCAGTACAACCATATCGCTATTTACTACAATAGGGCGTAATTTTAACATTTGCGGAAATTCCTTTATAGATTTTACTAGCTTGTCAAACTTATAGTCTTTTATAAACCTTGGATTGTTTTCGTTTGGCTTTACCTTATTAATTTTAACTAACTCCATATATATAACGTATTTAATTTATTTATTTCCTAACTTTAAATTTAGCAGCTTTTTTCTTATTGCTTTTCTTTTGTCTCCGTTTGGCAGCTTATCTAATAGTTGCTGTAATTTTTGTATTAATTTTTTTCTGTTCATAGTTGTTTGCATAAAATGCCATTCTTTTTTAATCACGTTGCACAATTTATTATTTCATACTCATTTTTATTCTTTTTCCAATCAAATGATTTTAAAATTACAGCCACCCTTTCATCATATATTTTTTTTTGTGTTCTGTTTAAATCACGATATTTAATTTCATTAATTGTAAAGTTAGAGTTTAATTTTTTTTCTAATTCTTTTACAATATCTACTCTTTTTTCAAGTTTTTTAATTTTTAAATTTGCGGCTTTATATTTATTTTTTATTTCTTTATATTGGTTGTATAATTGTTCTAATCTTGGATATTCTACATAATCTTCATCAGGCAATATTTCAAAATAATTTTCTAATGTATTAAAATATTCTGCTCTATATGTTCTATAAACTTTAAACATTTTTAAAGCGTGTATTACCGTGGCGTGGTCATAAGTTTTTAACTCAGGTTGTTTTTTTATATAAGCTGATATTGCTGTTGGCCCTAAATGAAATTTATCTTTTAATAAATAACAAAAAAATGCTCTATGCTCTATAACATTTCTGACTCTTGTTTTTTCAAATATTTCTACTCCAGTCAAAGAAATTAGCAAATCACTTATTTGTTTTGGCGTTTTTAAAATTGGTATTTCTATTTTATTTTTTTTCATTCTGTCCTTAGTTTTAAAAGGTTATAGCACTCAGTATATTTCTGCCTGGCTTTGCCTTTGTATTGTTGTTTAAATAATTCGTATAATTTTTTTGTATATTGGTATTTGGTTACGCAATCCGTAAAATACTTTTCTGCAAACCTTTTTCCTTTGCCCATAAAATAGTTTACGTTGTCCGCCGTATCGCCCTCTATCATTTGTGAGTAAAAATTAAACATAGCTTGTTCTTCTGTAATGTTTAAAACCTCTTTATGTTTGAAATGATAATTGTAAATTAGGGCCGGGAATTGCCGGTAGTCTTTATCTATTGAGACAATCATAACCTCATCGCGCCCTATATCCTGGCTTATGTTATGCCAGTACCTAGCAACCATATCATCAGTCTCTACGCCATACCCATAAATACTATCGTACTGGGTTTTAACGTACTGGTGCATATCCTGGAGCAACGGCGGCAACTCTTGTTTTTTTCTATTGGCCTTGTATTTGCTAGTAATTAGTTTTCTAAAATTACCTTTTGAGCCACTAAAACATAAAACCTTATCAATAGTATATTTTTCTTCTAAGTCATTTACAATTCGCATATATTGCTCATCAAATTTATTCCTAGCATCTATAATATCTTTGTAATAAATATCATCTTCCGGGTTTTCCCTTTTACGATAGCAACTTGCAAAAATTAAACTATCAGCGTCTACTAATAAAATCATATCAACGCCTCTTTAATCATTTTAAGGTGCATTTCTTGCATTTTCTTTTGTTCTTTAGTTACCATATTGATTATAG